AATATTGGTACTTTAACTAAGATTGCTATTATGCATACTGAAAAAGGCTTTGAAGATAGTGCTATCATTTCTCATGATCTATCTGAAAAGATGGCATCCGAAATTGTACTTCAAGTAGATACTTTATTAGATGCAAAAGATATAGATATCGAATGTTTAGAAGTTGGATCTCAATTACAAGAAGGCCAAACTATCATGTCATATAGATCTTCATTTGAGGATCAAGACGCAACTGATATCATTGCTAAAATGGTAGAAAAGAATTCTGATTCTAAAGATCTAGTTAATGATTTAGGTAAAATTTTAATTAAATCTAAAGTAACAGGTGTACTTCAAGATATTAAAGTATACTCTACTGTAGATAAATCAGAAATGTCTAAATCTTTAGCTAAGTTTGTATCTAAATTCGATACACCAGTCGAAAAGATGAAATCTAAGTTGGCTAAAATAGGTATAGATGGAAGCCAATATGGGACTTCAGGTGTATTACCAGCTATTGGCAAATTAAAACATGCTGAAGGTAAAGTATTGGTAGAATTCTATATTAAATATAAAGATTCTATGTCTGTTGGTGACAAACTAGTATACTTCTCTGCATTGAAAGGTGTAGTAAAAGAAATCTTCCCTAAAGGAGAAGAACCTACATCTGAATATCGTCCAGAAGAAAAGATTCATAGTTTCTTACCTGTTGGATCAGTTAATGCTCGTATGGTATCGTCAGTATTGATTGTTGGCGGTATCAATAAAGTATTAATTGAATTAGATAGACATGTAAAAGATATTATGGGAGTTAAATGGGACCCAAATATATAGGGTCCCACAACATCCAAATAATATTAATATAAATTATTTAATGGAGGCAATATTATGGGCTTAATGGTTTATGATAAAAAATATAAATGTATTAAAGGTCCTATCTATGTACGTAAAGCTCCTGATGATTATGCTCAAGCAATATCCGTTATTCGTAAAGGACAAGTGGTACATGCTGAATACGTAATGCCAGGTTTGCTTTTCCATGCTGATGGTAGTGATCCAACTCCAGTAGATCATATCTGGATTAAATTTGAAAAAGGCTATGTTAGATTCCAATCTATGCGTGGTACTTATAAATACTTTGAAGAATGTATGGAATTCGAAGATTATCCATCTCTAGATCCTAAAACTGCTAAGCATAATGACTTAGTTATGCTTCGTAAGGGTGCTTTAGACGCATATAATCGTCCATTACCTGAGCAAGAATACGAACCAAAGATTCATCGTCTTTGCTTATTCGATTCTTCTCATCAATTAGCTCTTCTTGGTTATCCAAAAGGCATTCAAACTTGGGTTTGGACTAAAGACTTAAAACTTATTTCTCATAGCGATGATCCTAACTTTAGTGAAGATACAGTAGACTTGGGAAATTAACAGGGGGAGCTGCACTACCCCTGGATAAATATTTTAAAGTGGCTAACCCCTTTGATAATCCTAAAATATTTGTAGATGATGTTAATGTAAATTATACAAATCCAACTTTAGGTATTATTGACGGTAAAAAAGATGGTTCTTGGGGTGAAGTTAGAGATCCATTCGCTGGAGCAAAATCTGGATTAGGTGGAAATACTGGATCCAATAATGATAATAAAACATTAAAACTTGATGCTGCAAAAACTGTAGCTAAAGCCAAATCTGAAGCCAAGCAACCGCCAAAACCTAAAAGTATAACTGAAACTCTAACTGATACTTTCTATAGTGCAATTGGGATTGATAAAAAAACTTATGAATCCGCAATCAAAGCTGCATCAGATAGAGCAAATAAACTCTATGCTACTATTACAAAGGGAGCTAATAATAGTGACTTTGTAAGAAATACAACTAGAGGACTAAAATTCTCTATTAATGAATTAAGCACAGTTATGGGACTTCCATATCAATGGATGTCTCTTGCTGATAATCGGATAAAAAATAATGGCAACACTAATTATGGTAGAAAATATTATGAAAAGATATTATCTAAAATGCCATTATTAGTATTAACTCCTGGCATTCCAGATTTTATGGCTGGATATAGTGATGAAAAGAGAAAGTCTATACTCGGCAATCTATTCGGTTCTGCTTTTGGAGTTAATGATATCAAAGGTAAAAAGAATGAAGAGATGCGTTATTATACTCTTCAATTCGAAGCTGAAGAATACTACAGATACGTAAACAGTATGTGTACTGCTCTATCTATTTTCTTAGGAATTAGTGATCAAAAATATCAAGGTCAAACTATTAGAACCATAAATTGGTTTGAAAGATCTAATAATGCCCTTGCTCATAATTACTCATATTATGGTGGGGTAGGATTCTATCTAAATTCAGAAACCCAAATTTCTGAAAGCTTTGGTAATGAATCTACTAAGAGTATTCTTGCAGATAAATTAAACGGTATGTCCGATGTTGGTAGGGAAGTGCAATTCCTTACTGGTATTAGTGGACTTGATGTTGATGTATTCATGAGTAAAGGACTTAATGCTGCAGCACCTAATGTCGATGCTATGACAAAGAATGCTGGTACTGGAACTATGTCTGGATTCATGGGTATGATCATGAATGGTACTAGAACTGTGTTTGCCGGTGGTAAATTAGAATTCCCTGAATTATGGGCAGATTCTTCTTATTCTACTAGCTATTCGGTTAATATGAAATTAGTATCTCCTGACTACGATCGGAGATCTTGGTTTATAAATATTGGTGTACCTTTGATGCATCTGATTGCATTATGCGCACCAAGACAAGTATCTCCAAATGGATATGTATCTCCATTCCTAGTTAGAGCATTCTATCGTGGATTCTTTAATGTAGATATGGGACTTCTTTCCATGTCAGTTCAAAAAGGATCTGAAGGTGGATGGACTATCGATGGTCTTCCTACAACAGTAGATGTATCTTTGGATATTCGAGATTTATATAGTAAATTAACAATCTCCAATGAAACTATCTTAGGTGGACCAGGTAATGCATTTGGTAATGTTGGGTTGATGACTTACTTAGCTAATATTGCTGGAGTAAATATCAATGAGCCTGATATTTCACGTACAGTTAGATTATATGCTGCTCTTAAAGAGCAAGCTGCTACTAACTTACCATATAATATTTCGACGAGAGTCAACAACTACGTTGCTAACCTTATTACTAACCGTGTATTTGGTAAAAACTAGTATAAATAAAACATTGAGTTAAGGTACTAGATACCTTAACTCGTTTTATTTGTCGAGGTGAATATATGAAAAATAGAAAACAGAAATTCTATGAATATGAAGAAAAATATGGAGAAATTCCAGAAAACTTTCAAGATAGATTAGAGTGGATGTATGATAAATACAATATCACTCCTAAGAAGCAACAAGAAATTTTAGAAAAAAGAAATCGAATGATGAATACTTTAGATTTCCTTGATATAAAAGTAGTACTATTTGAAGAACCTGAAGGATCTCCACGTCCTAGATTTAGAATAGTAAATAGATATAATTTAGCCAATATGGCAATGGCTAACTCTCAATTTGTCCATGTATATTCTATTACTGGTAAAGAAGACAATATGTATATGCGTAGACTATTAGATTCTGGTGAATTAAATCAAGTGCAAGAATTATTATATACACCATGTGATGTAGAATTCAATGCATTCGTTAAGACTCCAAATTCTTTTAATACAACTGATGTATTCCTAGCAGAAATTGGTTTAATTAGACCAACTAATAAACCTGACTGGGATAATATTGGAAAGAAATATTCTGATATGTTTAACTCTAATATTTGGTTGGATGATACTCTTGTAGTAGACGGCACTGTTAGAAAGTATTATTCTATTAAACCTAGAGTAGAAGTTCATCTTAAGTATATGAATATGCTTTATAATAGAAGTCAATATACTAATACAATTAAACGTATGGAAACTAAAGATATGGATACGTCTAAGGTTACATATTTCGATTTTAATAAGTTTAAATCCTAGAGGATTATATATTATAATCTTATAAGGAGGTAAGATATTATGAATATTAAATTTGATCTTACACTAGTTAATAATTGTGTAGAAGAATTTGCAGCAGCTATTTGGCCAGAGATTGAAAAGACAAGTACATTGGCTAAGAATCTTATGACTTTAGCTGAATCAAAAAGAAAAGAAGGGATTGATAAGAAATGGCGGGATTTACACCGGACAATCAAGAAGAGATAAAAAATAGAACGCAGCCACCATATGAGCAGTTTGAACCATGTGAACGAACTACATGTGTTTATCGAAATGATAATGGTAGATGTATCTATGAAACTTGTGTATTTAAAAATGAATCCCCTAAGTTTGTAGATCATTGGGATTTCGAGTGCCAATTCTGTCATAAGATTGAACAGCGTGATGTCAGAGATATGAAAATCATGGCATGCGATAGTTGCTTAGAGCGTATAGCTAAAGCTGAAAAACTTCCATTCCATTGTGTTTTCTGTGGTAAATCTCAAGGACATCCATCGAAAATTATGTTTAGTGGTATTTGCGATGAATGCTTTGCTAAATTAAATAGAGCGATTCATTGTAAGAACTGTGGGAATAGTTAAATGGAACGAAGAAGCTATCAAGCTAAGCATTTATTAAATGCTGAAAGTATAATTATTGCAAACTATATAAAATATGAAACTTTAGGAGAAATGACTAATTTAGCATTTGCTAATAGTGATGCAACTTCAGTTAATATTTATATAGATTTGTATCAAATATTTAGAAAGATGTATCGTAATGATATTGCAGTCGGAGATAGATCTTCTGTTGCAGCAACTATAGTAAACCTATGCAGTCATTATCGAGCATTCTATAAAAAATATTATGGAGTACATGCTAGAATATTTATTATTCAGACTTCTGGTCCTATGACTAGAAGTGAGCATTTCTATCCAGAATATAATCATACTAATACTGAGAAAATGGTATTAGCTGAAATGATTACAACTTTCATGATACAGAACTGTGCAATTCTAAAAGAATTATGTAAGTATATCCCCGATGTATATTATATTCAGGCCCCGTTTGAGACTGCAACTATTATTTATACCCAAATACAAGATCAATATGCTAAAGGAAACTATGATCCTAATATAATTTTATCTACAAGTCAATTACAATTTATCATTCCAGCACTGACTCAAACACAAACAGCTGTGTTTAAACATAGATGGGTTAATGGTATGATAAATTATACAATCATTGATCAAATGAATGGTATGATGGAATATTTAAGATCATTAAAACTATCTGATAGAACTATTGCCTCTGCATCTATTATATCTCCGAAAATGCTTGGATTATTTATGGCATTGACTAGATATTATAGTAGAGATCTTTATTCAATTCTAAATGTATCATCTACAGTTAAACTATTGGTTAAACTGATAGCTGAAGGGCAGTTACCTAATACTTATATTTCAGATAAAGAGTTACTTAGAAGTATTCTATCTACTTCAATTAGTGAAGATGAATTTGAATTAATTTGGAATAGATATAGAGCTATTGATATTGTATATCAATCTGAGTTATATAAACAATCTGAATATTATGCAGATAAGTCTTGGGATGTAAATCTACAAGATCCTGATATGGTTAAATTATTAAATGAAAAATACTTTAGATCTAATCCTCTTGATTTGGATAGATTATGATGCTACAATAAAATAAGTAATTTTTATTTAACCATAAAGGAGGCAAACTAATGTCTTTGAGTAAAGAAGAACTATTTGAAGTTGTAAAAGCCCAAGGTCATAGTAATAGAATGATTACTGCTCATTGGACTGGTGTTGATAATACTGTATTATTTAATGATTATCATCTTTGTATTGATGGCGGTGCCCAATATCATCAAATGTTAAATTTTGATGAAAAGGGTGCTCATAGCTATATGGAAAATACTGGCAATTTTGGTATTGCAGTATGCTCTAATAAAGATAGTCAACTTATTGGCGATGGATATACTGGATACTCTACTTACATAGAAGGACCAGAACCTGTAAATTATCTACAATTGGATGCTTTAGCTTATGCTATCTATCTTTGCTGTGTTACTTGGGGTATTCCTTTAAATAAGGTTTATACTCATGGTGAACGATGTTTAGCTAGACAAGACCTATATGATGATGTATGCGAAAAATGGGACTTAGATATCTTAGTTCCAGAATGCCATATCCGTACTACTGATGGTATTCATACCACTGGCGGCAACTGGCTACGCAATCGTGTTAAAGAAATTGCAGCTCAAAACGGTTGCTATTTATAAAAAAAAATAATAATAAAATGGCCCATGGAGTTAAACTCCATGGGCATATTTATTTTTTTTTATTTATCACTATCTTTAGGGCTGACTTTAGTCATACCAACTTTATAGAAATCGCTAATAACATCAGTAAACCTTTTTATGATAGGTTTAAAATTGTTTAAATTTGTAACACCGATGCTATCATCTAAAATAGTAAATCTATAATCGCTAAATGAATATTGGTCGCTTTTAAATACATTATGGTCTATGAGATTGATACTTTCAATCTTTTCATAGAGCTCGCGAATATAATCAAGTCCTACGTCTTTCATAGGTTTAGATTCTTTAATCTTATATTTTCCTTTGATTTTATATTTATTACCACCTGCAAGAAGTACTGAAAATTCATAAGTATTATACAATCTTACAATGCCAACACTTATGTCTAATTCTGTCTCATTCTTTGTTTCAGAAATATCAACTATTTTTAAAATATTATTAATTTTATCATCAAGAAATACTCCATATTCGTTATCTGTATAGACGGAAATAGAATTGTCTCCATTTTGATATATTAATGGGCTAGACTTACTAATGTATGCCCCATCAGAATATTTAATTTCTTTAACTAGCTCATTGATAATAACAAATTCTTTACCGCTGCTTTTTAAAATTAAATTAGTATTCATTTTAATTTTCTCCTTTGATTTCATCCTTTAACGACTCGCAATAACAATATAGAGTCGAATTTAACTTATCTAAATAGTATTTATAACTATTTGCGATATTGAATTTTGGTAACTCACTATCTCGTAGTTTAATTCGAGCGTATGTATTTGTAAATTCAAATCCAGTATCATCAAATGCGGTACCATCTAGCATCCTGATACTGTTAACTTTATTAAATAATTTTATGAATTCCATTTTTCTATCAGCATATTCAGATAGAACAATATTGGCATCTAAAGTTAAGTTATATTCGTTAACTTTAATATCAAAAACAATGTGACGGTTTAATGTAACCTTTCCATCCATTTTACTAGATATTGTAAAATAAACAGAATTAGAATTACATTGAAGCAATTCTAAACTATCACTTAAATAGGCAATCTGTCCAAGTGGGAAAAATCTTAATTGCTCTTTCCCAGTTTTATTGAATTTTATAGTAACACTATTTAAATTTAGATCACTATCAATAGCCTTTCTAACTGATACTTTAATAACATTTCCATCTTCCAATTCTGCGTTAATTTTATTATCTTTAATTGCTCTTTTTAAGAGTTCAATGATTTTGAACTCATAGCCTGATAGACTTAATATTGCTTTCGCCTTTGTGTTTTCCATTTTAATTTTCTCCTTTTGCTAATTTTCTTAAAGAAGCATAGTAATTTTCTAATGCATCCTCTAATAATTTAATTAATTCAGTACATCCTTTATTAAGGTCATACTTAGAATCGTAATCAATTTTCATGCTAATACAATCATCACCAGTTATGTTAAATTTATGACCACTAAATGCATACTCATCAGTAAGTGCTATATTAGAAATTTTATTAAAAAGATCACTAGTATGCGTGTCAGTATAACATTCATCAATAGATATTGCCCCAATAACTTTTAACGTATATCTATCCTTTATCGTAATAAAGAATTGGATTACCTTACAAAGTGATGCAATTTCTTTATCTTTAAAAATCATAATTTTATGATCTATCGTTACCGGTTCAGTGATAATAATATTATCACTATGGAGATCACTTACACTAAAATATTCTCGCGGATTATCAGGATAATAAATGCATTCTACAGATTTTATATCTGTTTTATTATACGCATTTTTATAATCCTTTAAACAATATCTAATGAATGACTTTGATGCTTCTGGGCTTAATAAAATTTTTTTAGAAGTAATTTTATCTACCATTTTAATACCTCTTTCTAAAATAAATAAATTAAAATTATTATACTCTTATCACGTATATAATATATACTTGTTTTTTTTCAAATTACAATAAAAGTCCTTAATCTGAACATTGAGATAACTTACAAATGCTGATAAATATTGAGGTGATTAAATGGCTCAGCTTAAATATGAATATACATTTGATCTAAAATATAAGAATAAGTCTGATGGCAAAATCACTCAGATAGATCAAAATAATATAAAATCTCTTACTATATATAAAGAGTATGATAAATATAATATGCCTATCTGTACTATGAATTTAGTACTAGATAAAAACTTAGCAGATGATATCATTACTAAGATGGAAGAAAATACTTTCATCTTAACTGCATATAAAATTCAAGCAGATAATGAATCTGCAGTAAATGAATTATACTTTACTGAAGAATTTAGCTATCTTACTGATGATGATACTAATAAAGGTAAATCATTAGATTATATGAAAACTGATGATAAAGAAGATACTAGAGAAGATGTATATAGATATCTTAAAATTGGTCTTATTTCTAAATCTTTAGTAGATTCTAATCTTCATCCAAATAATGCAACTATATATAATTCATCAATGCAAGATATAGTTGTAGATTTATTAAATATTGGAGTTCCTCTTTTAGTAGAACCATTTACTGAAACGGAGACAGTTAGTCAACTTATTATTCCACCAAAAGAGTCCATTTCTAAGACTCTAGACTATCTAAATACTGTGCGAGTATTCTATAACACAGGGTATAGATTTTTCATGGATTTCGAGAATACATACCTTGTATCTAAGGCTGGTAAGGCTACTCTGAGAACTCTAGATAAATATGAAACAGTTAAATTTAATTTAGCTGAGTTAGGATCTAATGAATCTTTACTAGAAGGATTTAAAGATGATGGTGAATCTAAATCTTATATAATTGACGTTCCAACAACTGATATTAAGTATGGTAAAGATAATGTACTTAATAAAGAACTAAATGGCTTCACTGCTGTAATAGATGCATCTAAAACTATCCAACAAGATTACATGGGTAAATCTAAAGGATTCGGTGGCATTCTAGGTACTTATCAAAATATTATGAATACTATTGACAATATTAAGAAAACTACAGCAGGAGTTCGTAATATTGTAAAGAATATTCATAGAACCACTTATGATATCAAAGGCCACTTTAATCAAATAGTAGAACAAGCAACATCTGTTAAATCTACAGTTGATAGTGTAGCGTCTCAAGCTGAAACTTTACTAAGATCCTTACCTGAAGAAGTTATTGGCGAGGGTAAGAAAAGAATCTTAGGTGGAGCTGATGGTAAAACTGTAGTTGACAGTAATCTTAATATTAAGAATTTCCTTAGAGGGTTAATAACTAATAGTATGGATATGAGTACTATTAGTAGAACTACAGTAGAAGGATCTGAAGATACTTTTAATAAGTTTAAACAAAAGTATACTGGGCAAATCTATCATTTAGAAAACTTTAAATCTTTAGTTGGGGCAATCGATCCAATTAACTTTACAGATAATACATCTGAGATGCTAGATCAAGTTAAAAATATTCAACCTAAAAAAGATGAATCTCGTGAGCATCATACTAAGAGTATGGTTAAGTTCAATGAAGAGTATGGTAAATATATAGGAAATAATAAATTCCTTGTAGATACTTTAAAAGATGCACCAGATACTATGACATTTGTTTTAGAGTATGATGAGATGTCTCATGAAATAAAAAGAACTTTTGATCTAGATCTAAGATCTTTAAAATCTCATTTCAAAGAATTAAAAGAGAACTTAGATTTCAGTACCGATAAAGCTAAAACTATTGGCAACTTTACCGAAGTTATGGATAATAGTTTAAAAGTAAATAACAATGTTGGTAAATCATTATCTAGTATGATCAAGACTTCTGCTCAAACTATCCCTAAAGACTTCTCTAAACAAATTCTTGAAGGCGCAAATACTTATGTAAAATCTTTACAAGATACAACTAAGACTGCAGTAAATGATGCTAAGCAAGCTGCTAATAAAGTGGTAGAATCTTATGGTGCTTTACAAAGCAGTCTAAGTTCATTATATCAAAGCGGTGCAACCACAATAAACAGTTTTAGTGATTTATCTAAGATGGGGTCAAATGGCGAATCTATGGTCGATGTTGCATTAGATTTGGTCAATGTAGCAGAGGACTTAGGAAAACGCAAATTAATAAGAATCCCTAATGATAATATGGGCTTAATCAAGAACTTTAAGCATGCATTAGAATTAAAATCTACATATTTAACGATAAACAAACAACAGCTAGATAATTCTCTATTCAATATTAATATGAAATATATTATCAATAATAAAGATGATCATAAAGATGACACTGGTGAATATTTATTATTATCTAAAATAGAAGTCTATACTAATTATGGTGAAAAGTTTACAAGTAATACTAGTATGAACTTTGCTAAGATTCCTAAAGGAAACAATTAAGAAAATAAACCCCCATAGGAGTTGAACTCCTATGGGGATATTTTTATTTATTATTATTTTGATTATTATTGTTATTATTAGCGTTTACATATGCAGATACGTGAACTTTAATAATTTTCATATAATCAGACATAATACGTTCTGCCATTTGGTATTTGCATTGGTAGTAAGTACTAATAGTAGAAGCCAATTTATTAGCAAACTTTTGCATTGCTGCAAAATCTTTACTAGTAGATGTGCCGTTAGTATTAATATCATTAGTTACATTATTACCGGCATTGGCAATATTAGATTGGTTATTACTAGTTGTAGTACCAGATTTATCTTGAACTATATCTAATTCATTAAATACATCTTCATTCAAATAAAGAAGTGCACTTTCATCTGTTGGTTGACCTTGTTGATTATTTTGAGCTTCAATTTGGCCAGCACGAGTAGATGCAGAATTCAATGCAGTTTCAATAGATTTGAATGCTTGTTGCATTGTAGTCATATCCTTTTTGATATTATTAATATCATTAGGGATATTAAGAACTGTATTAGCAAGAGCTTGTACATCAATATCGTTAGGTGTTTTATCTTTCTTAGAATTAGCACCACCAACGAAGTAACCATTACAAGCTTCTTTCCAATCGCCATTAGCATCTGTGAATTCAGGATTTATTTTTTTACGAAGATCAAAGATTGCAGAATCGATATCAGTAGAAGCATTAACTTTAGTAATATCACCAAGATCTAATGTAGGAGCAGTACGAATACGTTCTAGACCTTTATCATAATCTTCAAAGCTTACAGTTGTAAAGCCAGCTGTAGGTTTAGCAATGATATCTTTATATTTATTAATATAATCTTGATTATTCTTAATAAATTTATCAAACCAAGCAATTACTTTATTGAATAAGTTAACAACGAATTCGCGAATCTTTTTAATAAATTCGATAGTCTTACTGAATACACCTTCATGAAGAGTACTAAGTCGTTCTTCTACATTTACACCTTCGGCGAGAATCATTGCTTCTTTCATGCAGCAATCTGCAAGCAATTCATCATGTTTTAATTCAACGATAGAATTATTCAATTCCTCACGGCTAAGAAGACCTTTATCAATATCTTTAGATTTTAGTTCTTCAATGGCAGCTTCTTTGACCTCAACGGATTCAGTAAATGCATCTACAAATTCTGCTAAAATAGCTTGAGCTTGACGTGCTCGTTCCATTATAGCATTAGCTTTAGATGTAAATACTAGATAATGGAAAGACATTACTTCATTAATAAGAGAAATAACTAATTTCTCGATTTTACTAATTTGTAAAGCATTATCTAATTTAATCTTTGTAGAAGATTTATATCGTTGAATTAATTTTAAGATAGAAGTGAATTCATCGCTTACGTTATTAGCTTCAGTGAAGAGTGATTTGAAGTCAATTCCATAATTCTCAAGATATGTAAATTGATCATTAAGAACGTCTTTAGATATCAATACAGTTTTATCGCCATCAATGAAAAGATCTGGGATTCTAGTGATATCATCACTACCACAAATTTCTTCTTTTAATCTATCTAAAATATCAGTATAATTATTAGAAATTATTGTTAGAATTTTTGTTGTTTCTTCTTTATTAAGCTCATAGAAGTTTCCACCAACCATCTTAAAGATATTAAATAGAATATTTTTAATATTAGGAAGTTTTCTGTCAATTTTATATTCAACTACTGTACGTTCACCAAGACGTTGAGTTACATCTTTAGGATCCACATCAGCTAGTAGATCACGGATAGTACTTTGATATTTATCAAAATATCTAATATGATCTTTTTCTTTATAGTTGATAGTTGCATTATAGTTTTTATGATAAAAAATATTAATTTTTACCATTGCATCAAAGAATTTATCATATACTTTTTTAGCATCAACTATTGTATCGCATTCTAATAAATTCTTATAAAGAATACGAGACTCATTCATATGAGCTCGTTTGATACCTTTAAATAAGTCAGATACTCCAGTATAACAAGCAGTACTTCCTTGAATGTATGCTAGTTTATTGGAATCAATCTTTTCTAATAAAAGGTTATCGAATGAGAAAGCTTTTAAATTACTTTCCATTTATTAGCCTCCTAAAAAATACAATAAGAGGAGAGGAATTTTAATCCCTCTCCTCAATATTATTTATTATAAATTGATGTAAGCATCTAGGTCAGAATGTTCAAATGCACTTTCGTATTTAGGCAATGCTTTAGCATTAATACATTTAGTGGCCATACGACGAGCTGCAGATTTACATTTCTTAACCAATTGGCAATGTTTGCTGCAAATGCTAGAGATTTGTTGAGTTTTGATTTTAGCCATGGATTTTACACCAGCGATAGTAGCACCATCTGTATCTTCTTTAAGACCAGTCAATGCTGCTTTTTCCAAAGTTTCAATAGCTTTAACATATGTAGCGCCAAGGTTTTTAACTTTAGAAGCATCCATTTCGATTACTTTGATGATACCATTGATATTGGATTTAATCCAAGCACCAGTGATTTCTTCACCTTCGAAAATGTCTTCATTCAATTTTTCCATGTTTTCTTTAGCACTTTCACGAGCTTTTTCCAAGGAATCTTTATCTACGTTTTTGAACGTACCATCAACTTCATATTTGTTATAGAAAGTATTGCTAGTATCAGCAACGCCTAAGAAGATTTCTTTGGAGCATGGTAATTTATAAGTCAATTCAGTATTCAAGTATTGAATATTGTCAGAGATTTGTTTACGGTATTTAGATAAGAATGCTTTATCGCCACGTACATAGGAGTTGATCCATGCAGTAAATTTATTGAAAAGAGCTTTAACCCAATTCTTTACGAATGTGAAGATTTTAGCAATTTTATCTTTAATTGTAGCCAATGCGCCTTCAGTATAGATTTCTTCAGCAGCTACACCTTCATGAATACGATCTAATTCATAACGACCTAGACCTTCCATGATCATATTGTCCATACGTTCAACTTCAGCACAAGCTTCAAGAGCTAATTCGTCAAAGTTAGTATAGTCATCAACAATAACGGATTCCATTTCCACTACTGTTTCAGGTTTAGTAGATTCAACAAAAAATGCCATTATAATATACCTCCTAAAATTACATTAAGCCATCTGCTTCAACAGCAATAAGATCTGCATCAAATTCTGCACCTTCATGGAAAGCAACAGCTTTAGCAAATGCTTTACGAGCTTGAGAAGCGCGTTTCTTAGCAACAGCTACAGAAAGACCAGCTAATGTAGAAACTACAGAAGCATATGCACCAGTAATTGTTGTAAGGTTTTTAGTTTCTTTATTTGCTTTTTTGATATCAGCAATAGATTTAGTTACGGCTTTGTTAAGTTCTTTTTCTGCTTTTTTAGCATCATCTAACCATTTGCCACCAACCATATCTGTTACGATTTCAGATGCAACGGAATTGTAAGCAACTTCAGTTTCTTCACCGAAAGCATCTTCCATTACTTTAGCTTTGATATCAGAAGAACGATCAACTGCAACGCCAGTGATTTTAGAAATCATTTCAACTTTAAGTTCTTCGCTATTCTTTTCAGCGTTAGTTTCAGTAACCCAAGTGGAAACATCGCCAGGATTGAAGTTAAAGCCTTTAAATTTAGCATATTTGATTTTCAAATCAGCTAAGTTTTTACCTTCAACTTTTTTCTTAAATTTGTTGTAGAATGCTTTGTTATCGCTCATCAAACGAGCAGAAATTTTAGCATAGAAGCCATTGAAAACAGCTTTGATTTTAGCCCAAAGTTTTTGGAAGAATTCAACAACTTTAGTTTTTACGTTTTCAAAAGTACCTTCAACGAAAGCAGTAACGTCAGCGCCTTCTTGAACCATACCATATTCAGTAATGTCAGCACTTACTGCTTCTTTGAATAATTCAGCTTCAAATTGTAAGCATTCTAATACAAGAGCACCTGCACCCAATTCACTTTCATAAAGTGCGGAGTTTTCAAGTGTAACTTCTTCAGTTTTATGACCGTCAAAAAATGCCATAATATTTGTCCTCCTTAAAGTATATACTTTTAAGTATAAATTTTAAAATTTATCTATTTCGCCAATATTAGGCTAGATTTATTAAATTGTTGCACTTAATAAATCTATAAAGATTAAATTATGCAATAATTATACTAATATCGAGTTTATTATCATCAGTATTAGTAGAGTTGATGTTTAAGAACTCTGGAATCTTACCAACTATAGATTCGTCTTTACGATAAATATGTTGATATCCAGGGCCATAACCATTAAAGTCTAAGAATTCAAAATATGTAATACTATCAGCATACTTCTGAGTGATATATGTAATAATATTAGGAATATGAACATCAGTAATCTTAGATTTATCTTCAATATATTTTCTAATATCATTCTTAATATAGTCAATGATATATTTATCACTAGCAGTCAATAATTTAATCTTGAATTTAAGTGATAAGTTAACTCGATTAATAGGAACGCTATTTTCGATATAGAAGATTTTAGATGGGCCATATGTATTAAAGAATTTGATATCAATACCGAAGCTATCTTCAAGAACTTCTAAACAATCTAGAATATGAATTCGTTTCTTCTCTAGTTCATTAATAAAGTTTTGAATCTTTTCTTCAGTATTTACATAATCATATCCAATAACTGGGACACGATCTATATAGTAACTAATTTGACCATTATCTTGCTTCTTGATTTTAATTACAGATTCAATCAAATCAGAATAGTTATATAAGAAGTCTATACCATATTTTACAGTATATTCATTAGTCAAACTATAACCATCTAAGAATCCATCAGCAAAATATTGCTCAGTTTTATTTCTACCAGCATCATATTCGAATACATTCTTACAATATACGAAGATTTTCATTGGCATATTGTTAAGCATATATCCAGGTTCAAATTTATCAGCGGTAGCTTTCATTTCATGGACATCATTAACTTTTAAACGTACATTTTTATCAATCTTATTATCAGTATTCAATTCAAATCTATAATCGAAACTGTAAGAAGATTCATCGTAGTTTACAAATTTAGCTTCAGCCCATCTATAAGGAACTTGATATTTATCATCAGAGTAAAATACTGCTATTACTTTAAGATCTGCCCCTGTAATCTTATTCGGATCGTAAGGATCATCTCTATGAATAATACCAATATTAGATTGAATATTCTGAAGAATAGAAATATCACAAACGTAAGTATCACGTTTAGTTAGATAGCTACGTTTCCAATTCATATTATTTGTAATAAATTGAACTTTAGAGTCTTGATTTACATAAGTAAATTCTAAGATCTTACTAACGTCCATGATATTCAAATAATAAGACACATATAAAGGTTTCTTATTTATAATACACATGAAAGGATTCATATATAAGAAAGATTCATTGCTGATTTTCTTTAATTCATCCTTTGATGCATTATATACAACTGATGCATTGGTCTTTCCATCATATTTGATAGAATTGCCAGCAGTCAATATATAGTTACTATCAGAAATATTATCAAAGTCACGTCTAATACACTCTACTGGAATAGTATTAGTTGGAATGATATTTGTAGTGGTATCCATTAATAAGAATGCATAATATAATCTACTTAATGGATTATCCATTTTCTTAAAGAAGAAGATTTTATTATCTTCATCTGCAATGGTATTGAAGTAATTATTTATATCAGTGCTATTGGTTACACTACCACGAGCTAGAGCTTCTTTAGGAATTAGTTTCTTCAAATCTGAAATAGATTTTTTATCTAAACCATATTGAGCTTCACCTGTGGGTACAACCAATAGATTCAATCTATCATAGTTAATATTAGAAGAGTTAACTCTGAAATAGATTGTATCTTTATATTTAATATTACCTTTAGATCCTTGACTGGTATATAAGTTTACTGTTACTTCAGTATTAGCTGTAGGTAAATAAGAAGCATTATCAAACATAATACGAATAGTTGAAGAATCTATAAAAGTATAATTACAGAAATCGTTAACTCCATCAGTATTCAAACCATTATAAACTGGTTT